GGTATAGGCATTAGTTGCATCCGTATCCCACAAGCGCAGGATTGGATAGGCGTCTCTTGCGTCTAAAAGTGTGGATGGCGCCGAGTGGCCAACACCAACCCGTCCACTCGCATCAACAAACAACCGCCCAGTGCCATTAGTCGAGATGGCTACTTGGTCAACGCCGGGTGAATAAACGCCGGTATCAGTGCCAGAGCCGGTAAAAGCAACGCTCGGTGCAGCCGCCGTTCCATCAGGAACAATTACGGGCAACGTGCTAGTCACCGCCGTGGTGCTAACCGTCATCCGGCTAGAGCCGTTAGTCGCAATACCTACCGTGTCGGTGGTGCTAAGAAAAATCCCGTTGCCGTCGTCAGATTCAAAGGCAATCGCTGGGGCTGCTGCCGTTCCATCAGGAATCCCCTTAAACAGCTCACCGACAGTAACCTTCTTGTTCTTGTCCGCTGCAGCGGCTTCACTTACGTCAACAATGGGCAGGACATCAGCACTAGCCGGAGTGGTCAGCGCGGTCAGATCCGTAATCTTGCGGTCAGCCACAGCGGGTCAGAACATAGTCAGTACCCCGATTGTAGGCCTACTGGCAATCAAGTCTTGATCACATACATCATGGCGATGTTGCGCGGACGGTTCTCAGTGCCACTGTTGTTGTTAATGCTGATGCCAGTGGTTCGTGAATTAACAATCGTTGAGCCAGACCCGATAATGCCGTGATTACGGTTGCCCGGCCCCTGTGTAATCCCGCCAGAGTTGGGATTTTCAAGATCCTGGTTGCTTGTGTGCGTGTGCCCAGGGTCAGTAATGCCGTGATTGTGCGGACCAATCATCTCGGTCTGCAAACTGGCAAAGCTTCGCCCGCTGTCTTGTCCGCGCCCGTTATCCCAACCTCGGACAAACTCGCCACGCAGGTCTGGCACGTTAAACGTGGTGGAACCGTTACCGCTGCCCCATACCGTGCCAATCGCGGCAAACAAATCTGCGTAAGTGGTACGGCTAACGGCTGCTCCGTCACACTCCAGATAACCGCTAGGCACCGTAGTAGTAGCCAGCATGAACACAGAGCCAGTCGGTGTCGCTGATGGCGTTGAAACTGTTGCCCAAGCCAAGTTCCCGCTGCCATCAGTTTTCAGGTACTGATCGGCGTCACCGTCAGACGTTGGCAGAGTCAGGCTGACATTCGCGCTAACCGTGCTGGCCGCCTTCAGTTCGACGTAATGGCTGCTATCCGCGTCGTAATAACGAACTGACTTTTGCGCCAACACGCTGAAGCCATTGGAGTCAAACTGTGCCCGCTTGGTGCCACCAGTGGTAACCGAGACTTCATCGGCCAGGGCGAAGTAAAGCCCCGTATTTTCGTCGCCGGTATTGGTCAGGCTTGGCGCGGATGCGCTGCCATCAGGCAACCTGACAGGAACATTGGCAGTGCTGTAAGTGCTGGTGAAAGCGTGGCTCAGTGTGCCGCCAGCCGTCACGTTGACCGTGTTCGCTGCTGCGCTGTAAAGCCCGGTATCGTTATCGCCCGTGAACCGCAGGCTCGGCAGGCTGACCGTCCCAGCCGCAATGGTCACATTCCCGGTAAAAGTCGGGCTGGCTTGCGGTGCCAATCCCAAGTTGGTGGTATTTAGATCGCCAATTGTCAGAAACGCTGTGTTGCCGCTATTGCGAATTTTCAGCAGACCGTTCGCGGTGTCCGCATACCACATGTAGGCATAGGTGGTACTTGGCTCTGATGCCCCGCTGTTATTGGTAAAACACGCCGCGAAATTATTGTTGATGTCACTACGGACGTTTGAACCCGTGTCGTTTTGTACGATGCCGTCCGCTTGTGCCATTAGCCTTTTCCGTACCCGGTGGCGGTCCAGTCAAAATTACGCACCACACGGGTGCCACCCGAATTGTAGAAGCTGATGTCAAATCCGGTTGCACTGCTGTTCGATGCGGTGTAGTAGTCACCTGTCGCCATGTTGAACGCCGTGATGCCGATCACTGGGGTAGCCGCAAACTTGTTGCTGTAGGTGATGCTCACGTCGGCGCTTGCGCTGCTAGTGCCCGTGCCACGGGTTGTACGGCTGACCATGCTGCTATCAATCCGCAACTGGTCCACCGCAATCTGCTCAGTGTTGTTTTCGGTGCTGAACTCGGCTTTTACCTCGTAAGCGCGAGCCTTGAACTCAGCATTGTTAAACAGGCGCCAGCTAGACCATGTTGGCGAGCCAGCCGGGTCATTCTCAGTTGTTCGCAAATACAATTTCACATCGCAGCCGGTTGGCGCCGCACCATCGAAATCCTTGATGGCGTCAAAATTGGTCACGTCATCAATACGATCTGCATAGGGATAAAAAGATCTGGCACGCAAAGTGCTATCCAGCTTGATGCTGAACACATCACTGAGCGTGATTGGATTGTTTTCTAAGTAATAAGTTCCGCTGGTATTCAGCGTGGTGTCGCCTTCAAGTACCAGCTTCCCGTCAATCGCAGTTGGCTCAGTTTCACCTTCCTGCAGAAAAGTGTCGATGCCGCTTTCAAACAAAAGCTCAGAGTCGTCTTCAGCGGTGATAATGCCAAGTGGATTTCTGGTGCTAGTGCCATCCTCACAAAGGATAAAGCCACCATCTTCAGCAAGAAAATCACCAGCGGATGCAGTTTGTCCGCCGTCTGGTGACAGCCCAAGTTCGCCAAGATCGCTATCTACAACCAAGTTGGTCTTGGTGCCTAGAAAATCTGGATCATCCTGCTGGCTGTCAACATTGACCAGATCCTCAAGGTCTGGCTTGGTAAATTCAATCAGGGTCGCGGTCAAACTTTCCCGCCCGCCGGAATCAACAAATTTGGCAAGATACGTTCCGGTTTTCAGGTCGGCATAGGCCTCAGTCGCGCTACCTGCCAGATCCTGAGAAATACTGGTAGAGCTAGACCATAGAACACCTGTTAAATCTGGCGAGTGGCGCAGACGAACATAACCACCAACACGAACATCAAGCTCAGTTGAACGAGTCCAGGTGAGTTTTGCCTGCCCGTTCACTGGAATCATGCTGAAACCAGCTACTGCCTGGGGCGCAGCAGTATTGCCAGCAATGTTTTTAACTAATTCGCCGGGGTTTGAACGCTTGCCAAGTGCAGAAATTGCAGTGACTCGGAAAGTGAATCTGCCGGTTTCATCCGTCAGGAAGGTCAGGTTGTTGTAGGGCGTGTCCCCGACAGTGAAAAAGCTCAGGTTGTTTGCAGTTTTGTAAGAAACCTGATAACCCGTGGCGCCGTCAACGTTGCGCCAAGAAATCTCAACCTCTGTTGTGACGCGGTTGCCTGACTCAACCAACTTCTCGCTGATGCTGATGCCGGCGGGTGATTCAGGGTTTTGGTTTAGCGTGGTGATGTCACGCGGTTGCAGTGTCAGCCCGTCTTCAATGTGGGCGTACTTGCTGTCGTTATGCTCCAGTGCGGTGATCTTATAGTTTTCGCCGTCTTCGGTGACGCTTAGGACGCGATATGTTGCCGCCTCAACCGTGCTGGTTTCAACCATATAAATGGTCTGGGTTTGAGGCGCTTCACTAAAAGCTGTGCTGACTGTGATGGTTTTGGCGTCAAAATCGCCGTCATCAATTTCGCGTTGCTCTACGCGACCGTCAGGCATGATCACGCTTACCGTGTCGCCTTCATTTACAGCAATGCTTTGATCCAGCGTTAGCTCAGTGGTTGTTGCACTGGCAATGCGGCCACCCCGACGAGTACCAGCTCGCATCTGATCCGCGACCTTAATGATCTGCCCAGGGCGAACAATCGCACCATCAAGACCGACAGTGAAGGTACAGGTGGTTGTTTCTTCCTGCTCGGAATACAGCAGCCAGCGACCTAGGCGGTTGGCTTGACCGCGACTGGTGCAAGCAAAGGCTGCCATGCGGACTTCAATGATGCCGTATTTAACAATTGCCGCTTCATCGGAAACGTATTCAACCCGCTGCTGATAGGCGTTTTCCGGATCGTTCCAGGTGACAAGCGCGACGGTGTGGCGAGCTTTCAGGCTGCTGCCTTCATAGTTGAAGATGCCTTCAATGACGTTGCTGTTGCTGAATAACGCGGCGGCATCCTTGGGGCTGTCCTGGGTAAAGGCGATCTGACCAGCAGACCAATAGGCCATGCCACGGAAGCATGAGCAAAAATCCTGAACAACGTTGTAAGCCTCTTCCCGAGACTGAAGGTAGACATTGCACAGGAAGCGCGGTTCGGTGCCGCCTTCGCCATCAGGCACACTTTCGTTGGTGTACTTACTGATTTCGTACAGCGTCCATTTGTCAACTCGGTCAATAGCGCCACTGCCAATAAAACGCCCCAATCCATAGCGAGCATCAAGCAGCAAGTCACGCAAAATCCACGCCGGATCTGCACACCAAGCAGTCTTAAAACTGCCGTTCCAAACACCGGAATAGGTCAGGCTGCCGTCATCATTGACGGTGGCATTAGTCGGGATCTGAACTCTGACGCCCTTGATGTCATAGGCGCGGGTCGGGATTGCTTGGAATTGGGAAGCCTCAAAACGCAAGCCGACCAAAGCGGTCAAGGGATAGCGCAGTTTGGCGTCGATAATCTCGGTGTAGCCGGCAAAGGTCATTAGCCGGACGTTGGTCGTATCGTCGTTGATTCCAGAAACTCGGCGCAGCCTGATGTCCCAAGGAGCATCACCAGTCAGCTCAATTCGATGGCTACGCTCGTAGGCGCTTGTGCATTTGCCGTTGACTGTTGTGTTGATAACTTCCGTGTAGCCACCGCCATCAGACTGGAGATCAATAGCGTATCCAATAGAAGTAGCTTTTAAGCCGTTATCTACGCGAAAAATCTGATTAAAAAGAATGCGGACAATGACTGCATCTACGTCACTATCTGTGACGGTGCGAACAACGCTATCGCCAACGTCATCGCCAACTTTGCTGTTGACATTAACGGCATTTTCGCTGGAAACAAAACCAGGAATATAAAGCTGATTTTGAGTGCCTAGGCGATAAGCAAAGTCGTCATAAACAAAGTTATCGGTGCCATCTTCATTTCTCAGCGGTGTGTCATCAAAAAAGATGGATTTACGCGGATCATCAGCGTCCGCAAATCCTTCAATTTCACCTTCACTAATAACATCAATTAGGCGGATGCTGGATTTGCTAAACAACGAGTTAGCGTCATCCTCTGCCTGGGCGGCTTGCACAACCACCGTCTGCTGGACGTTGACGTTCTGTTGTGGTGCAGGTTGTGAACGGCGACCGCCGCCAGCGCCAGCAATACGCTTTGTCATTAGATGTCCGTCGTACTAACGCCTGCTGATACCACTACGCTACCGACGCGCATCCGTCCGTAACAAAGAGGAACTGGATTTCCTTGAGCGGTCAGGTTGACGGCACCGTTGTAGATGTAGCTAGCGCGGTTGTCCGCAGGGTCGTTATTTGCTGGGTCAAATGAGTTGCTGCGTCCGCCACCGCCATAATTGCCCGTCAAACCTGGCAAGTCGGCAGGCTGAGGCGATAACAGTTGCGCTGTGCCGGAAAGAATCAGGCTGGCGCCAATCGCTGAAGTAACAGTGCCAACGGCTGTCAGAAAACCTCCGGTAGTAGCAGCCGCGCCAAAAAAGCTCGTTGTTCCAAATAGACCCGCACCAGGAAGCAAGAAAGAAACAGCGACTAACGCAATCCCGGCAAAAATCTGACCGATGCCGCCACCACCAGCACCAGCCAGCACGGGTGTGATGCTGATCTCTTCGCTTTGACCCGTTGGATTGTGGATTTCGTCTAGCTCTTCAATCGCTGATTTGCCGACCTGAACGATATAGCCAACGCCGCGCTCTGCCGCAGTAACTAACGCCTGCTGAAAACCTTCAAAGTTCGCGCACAGTGCCCGGATAGCCTCTGCCGGGGTGTTTAAGTCGAAATGATGAACACGGCCAAACTGCTTGCCAAGTTCACCGCGTAGCACCACTTTCTTCATAGCCGACTCCTGTGCCGCAGGATATGAGTGGTGTTCTTCCGATAATAGCCAGACCACAGGTCACGGCTAGAAAGCCGCCGTTCCAGATGCTGCAGGATCAGGTCATCACCGATATAGATCGCAACGTGGTTTGACACTGGCGAAACGATCTGCATCAGCAAGGCGTCGCCGTATTGGGGTTCTGCATCCTGCCCGACCGACACAAAATCCTCGTTAGCGAAGTTTTCGACAAAGGTGTTCATGCCTTTGTGCCACCACTCACCATGGCGTTCATAGTCCGCCAGTTCCAAGTCCCATTCTTGCTTGTACCAGTCACGCGCCAGGGCGTAGCAATCAAGCGTGCCGTAGCACCATTCCCGCCCGATCAATGGCGGCTGCCAGCCTTCCGGTTCATAACTCGCCCAGGATCCTGTCGGCCAACCAACAATGTGCCAGGGCAGCCCTGACGCTTCCATTGCAGCCTTGTCCGCCATGCTTGCCTTGGGCTTCATGTTCGGATGGCTGTGGATCACCGCCGTGATCGCGCCAGCATCATCAGCAGCGGCGTAGTCAGCAGGCGACATCACAAAGCTCATTTCCTCCGTCGCTGTGTTTTCACACGGCCAATAGCGTTCTTTGCCTTTGACGATGACCACCAAACCGCAGGCTTCGCGGGGATATTCCTGTTCTGCGTGCGCTTCTGCTGCTGCCTTGGTTTCTGGCTTCATCCAATCAATCCCGCACTTGGGAAACCGCCATACGGAATCTCAGCATTTTCACCGAAACGGAGCTTGCAGCTAGACAGGCGATGCCCGCAGACATCATTGGCAACGTCGTCAACTTCGTTGTCGTTGGCGTCAAAATAGTTTGTGCCGGTGTAATTGCAGCCTGCACCTTTGTATGTCCACGGACAAACGTTTTGAATAATTTGACGCCGGGGTAGTTTCACGCCAGCAACGTCAAAACTGGCGGCAAGCTCAAAGCTGACAACTGCGCGGTTTTCGGCAACCTTGCGGTCAACGGTGTAGATCTCACGCGGAAACTCAGCAAACGGATCGGCCGTTGCATTGGTGCCGCTGGTGAAATTGGTGGCGTCTAGGTATTTTTTGAGCGTGCGGATCCGGGTAACTGTTGCGCCGACCAGATCGTTGTACTCAAGCACCAGCGTGGTGCCCAAGCTCAAAACGTTGCTGATGCTGATGGTCGGGCGCGGGAGTTGTCCGCCGCCTTCATAGGTAAAGCCTGTCGCCTCAACCGGATACCGCTGATAGGTATTGCCGTTCCAGACAATGTTGCCGCTGATCTGTTCATTGACGCCAGCGTGGAAACGGTAGATCTGATCAACGCCAATGCTGCTTGCTGTGCCATCTAGCTCGAACAGCTCGATCACCGCGCTAGGCGCCAGCTTGTTCAGTTCTTCGCCAACAGCGCTGACGGCTTCCCAAACAACAGTGCCATCCTCAACCTCGGCACCACGAACAACCGGCCACGGGTCAGGCTCAGTTGCTGCGCTTGTGCCAGCAGTCGTACAGCGGAAAACTAAGCCCGAAGGCTGAACGGAACTGGCGCGGCGGACATCGCCAACGCTGAAAGCCGTGCTAGCTGCCCAAGCGGTAAAAGCCATTACGGTTCAAATACTTGCTCAAAGGTGGCTGTGATCGTATTGATGTCTGCGTATTGATGTTCACGCTGCCATTGACGACATACAAACTTGTATGCAGTTGATTCATCAATTGGCGTCCAATCAAACGATTCGACACCAGCGCGTGCATCAAGGAATGTTTCTATTGCATCGGCAGTCGTATTGCTTGCGGCTGTCCAACGCAGATCCCAAATTTTTGGATTTTGGTTGATACCAAATTGAACACGTTGTTCATAACCATCGCCAAATTTGGCTGTTCGTACTGTGGGTTGCGATTTTTTGGTAGCGCCAAAATCAGGCGTGTAGGAAAAGGTAGCCATTAGCCAAGCAAGCCTCCAGGACGCTTCTGACGAATCAGTTCGGCGCGTACAGCAGCGCCAAGTGCTTCACCAAGTTTATTGGCATTGGGTTGATCGCCCTGCACTTGAGTACCGGCAGCATCAACGTTCACCACAATGTTGCCCACATCGCCACCATTGCCCTTGATTCTTACGGGAATGCTGCGTCCATCAGGCAGTGGCACATAAGCCTCAGGAGTGCTGCCTTCGCCGAACATTGCAAGTTGCGCACTGGTAGCAATGCCACCGCTTGCGTAGCGTTTAAGCGGCAATGAACCACGGCTAGTCATCACGCCACCTGTCGCGAACAGCTTTGGAAACAAACCCTTGGCAAGTGATTGCATGCCGAAATTAATGAGCAAACTACTCACCTGTCTAAGTATTCCAGCGAGCAATTCGCTAAATGATTTGGCACGATCAAACAAATTGAGCAACGCATCACCCATGCCTTGAGCAAAGGTGGTGACAATGTTTTGCGCAAGCTGTTTACTTTCGTTTGCCTTTGTATTTAACTTTTCATACGCTTTATCAATTCTTGCCAGCATCTCTTCATTTAAAACAAACCCATTTTTCTGCAGCTGCTGAATAAAGGATTCTTTTTCAATTTGCCGTGCTTGCTTTTCGTCAATAATTCCTGCTTCAATTTCAAGCTTTTTAATAGATTCGTCGGCTATCTTGTTTTGCTCAATTTTTGCCATGGAAATCTTAATAACATCACGAGCGGTTTTGTTAACGATCTGCTGAACAGCTTCTTCTGCTTGCTTGTTGACTTTTGCTTCCGCAACAATTCGTTCATTTGGGAACAACTGTTTCTCTTTAATTTCTAAAAGTTTTGCTTCCCGATCTAACGCAATTTGCTGCAGTGGTTCAATTTTTTCGTAAAGACCAATCGCCGCAAGCTGGGCATCACGCAATGCATCGGAAATATCTTTGCGCTTCCGACCCCCTTCAGGCTTCGTCAGATCGATGCTGGGCAAACCTGTGGGTTTGTCTACTTGTATTTCAGATGCAGCCTTTTCTGCTGCGCGCAAGCCGCCCAATTGAGCAGCCATTTCAATTCTTCTTTGACTCAGTCTCTGCTCTTGGTCATATTCATTTGGACCAAGCAAACCGCCTCTTTTAAGCCTGAGTTGCGCAAAAGCACGTAAGCGTTCATCCGTTGTCGCGAGATCTTTTTCTAGTTTTGCAATTTCTCCCGCACGCCCTTTACCTAAACCAAGGAAATCAGCAAGCTTTCTAGCAGCCTTATCAATTGCAATGACAATTTTGGCAAATTCACTTTGAAAAGCCGCACCAATAGGACGAAGCAAATTACCAACAGACTCACTAAGTCGGCTTAGTGCAGTTTGCAAACGATCACCTGCAGCCTCTGGACCAGAAGCGATAATTTTCGCTGCTTCGCCGTAATCAGCAAATAGCTTTTCAGCAAAGCCTTGGAAATCCTGCAGACTGACCTGTCCTTTTTCAAGAGCCTTATCAAGCTCTTGGGGTGTCATGCCCATTGACTCAGCAAACAAAGTAAACGCACCAGGCAAGCGTTCACCAATTTGCTGACGAAGTTCTTCGGCAGATACCTTGCCCTTACTAAATACCTGAGAAGTTGCAGTCAATGCAGAATCTAAATCCTGCAAACTTCCACCAGTACCTCGAATACCTGCAGCAACACCTAGAAATGCTTTTTCTGCATCGGCAACACTTCCGCCAGCCCCTTTAACAGAAGCAGTCAGCTTCGTAAATTGACGAGTAATTACTTCCTGCGGTATTGCAAATTTCCTACTTGTCTGATCAACAAATGCAAGAGCACGTTGATATTCGTTTGCTTCTTTAGTGACAAGCTGCAAAGCCAAACGCTGCTTGGCAATTTCAGCTGCATAAGTTGCAGTACCACCAAGCTGCTGTCGAGCTGCGCCAACCTGTGCGCCAATAGCACCGCCAACAGCAGCACCAGCCGCCCCAAAAGGAAGTCCAACAAGGGCGCCAATAGCCCCTTCTGGACCACCAAAAATGCCACTAGCAGCGACTGCACCAACGCCCCTGGCGGCAGCCATTGCTCGCCCGCCACCACGGCGTCCCTGAGCCTTTGCGGCAGCCTGCTCAAAGCGTTGAGCTTCGCGTGTTGCCTCTTTAAATTCCCTGCTGGTGATATCAACGCTGTTTGCTAACTCGCGCCACGCACGCGCATAATCATTCAGACCATTAATACTTTTGGTTCTTATCTGGCTATCTGTTTGCTTAAGAGTTGCAGAAAGATCTTTAAATTTTGCACTCGTTAAAGTTGAACGCTGCGCAACATCATTCAGCTTTGCGCTGAGCTGATTCAGCACAACATCGCCTTCTTTTCTGACGCGGAGCCGAATTTCAGAAGTGATGCTCATTTGCTTTTCGCGTTCAGAACGGCAAGGGCTGCCATTTCCATCACCTGCACGCCCTCAAAGATGGCAACAGGATCCTTGACTGAATACAGCTTACAGAGCCATTCCAGACTCGGGTAGTTCAGCCCCGTCAATCCCGCCATGCTCGTATTCCATTGCGTGGACATACGGATGAACATCAACACGATGTCCCAGTTTTCTTCCCACACTTCACAGTGCTGCTCAACCGCCTCAAGCCTTGACGCAGCAATTTGCTCAGGGCTTGCACCCAAAGCTTTCAGGTCAGATTCCCGCTCATCAACAACGCCGCCTTTTGCCCAGTACTCAGCGGCGTCCTTTAGTTTTTTGCGGTAACTCCAGTCAGGCTATCGGCGTAAGCCTGAATCAAAGCACGCAGCACATAGGGGTCATCACACAGCTGCTGCTTGTTCTTTTCGGTAAAAGGAACAGGCTTGCCAGCGTCATCATTGATGCCCTCCCAGCCAAGCAAAATCTCGCCAACAAGAGCGTCATCACCCTTATCGACGAGATTGTTAAAGGCTGAACGGCTGATCTTCTTGAAGACTGCCTCAAACGCTTGAGTTTCAAATTGGTTGCCGTCAACGGGGACTTCAACCTTGACTTCCCACTTGTAGGAAGCAGTCTTCTTGAGGACGAATGCCACGCAGAATCAGGTGAAAGCTAGCGATACCTCGTTGTTTCCAGCCGTCGTTGGCAGAGCCAAGTAAGGCATGGACAGCGAGACGACGCCGTTGGTATCGCCATACGATACTCCGGTAACATCCGTTTGAGCAGCAGTCAGGCTCACGATGTTGCCTGCACTTGCACCAAGCACAAGGCTGGTAGAAGCAGTTGCAACACCCACTGCATCAGCAAAGTAATCAGTGGTGCCGATTGCAGGAGCCTCGATCACAGCAGTACCACCGGGGGTGCGGTTGGTGATCAGCACCTCTTGGCTAGAAGCAGTTTCCTTGTAGATCAGCTCGTTGTTCAGAGCCAAATCAAACGACTCAATACGCTGACTCGCCTCACCGAAGAAAGTGGCAGTCGTCATGTTGGTGTCGTTGACTTCAAGCGCTGCGGCTTGGTTGGCAACCGTGAAATCACCAGACAGTGCAGTGCCGTCAGGAGCGTTGTAGATCCCGATGAAGTTGAAGCTGGCAACAGCAAACTGACCAGCAGTGAAGTTGAAGCTCACCGAGCCACGTGCGCCAGTGATCTTGTGGCGGGTGCCGTCGTAGAAGCAGTAAATAGTTGCAGAGTCAAAGCTGCTGGTCACGCCTGCATAGGTGACGCTGGTGTCAGCCACGGTGGTCTCAGACAGACCACAGGACTTCAGCAGCGGACCAAAAGCAGGAGCAGTACCAGCAGTGCCGGAGCCAGCCAGTTCAACATCAAAGGTGACGCTAACTCGCTTGTTGGCAACCAGTGTTGAACGAGTGCTGTTGCCGATAAACCCTTGATACGCCGCAGCCTGAACGTTGTCAGACTCAATCGGAGTCACATCAAGGTTGGTAACCTGAATTGCATTCGAGCCGCCAACGGGAGTCGGATCAGTCCCGTAAGTTGACTCAATCTTCGCAATCAGGAATTTCTTCCGAGTCAGTGCCATTTTCGGTGGGAGCGGGTGGTTCTGTGATCAGTGTAAGTTTCCCAGTTTTAGGGTCAAACAAGTAACTGCCGCCCGCGCCGGGATTGGGAACTTCCTTACGAATTTTAGCCATGATGTCAGTTGCTAGTTAGGTCAGTTCTGCTAGTGCGATAACGCACTAAATAGTCCTGACTGATCACACCCAACGGTACATCGGCTTCATACAGGCTGAAGTCTGTGCGATCAGGCGTCAGATCTAGTGCATTGCCATTGCAGGTTTGATCAGCCATCAACCTTGCATGCACTTGCTGCGTAAAAGCATCAGAGTCGTCATCTGGAACCGCTGCACGCACCAGAGTTGTGACCCTAACCCGCATTGTCCAATCCAACTTGTCATAGAAGTTGGTATCAACGGGCTGATCGTTGATCGGTTCAATAATGACGGCTGGCACTTCACCACGAGCCAAAGGCTCAACACGTGAGCGGTAAATCGTTGCTGTGGTGATCGCGTCCAGATTGGTTTTCATCCGGGCGAGGATCTTCTCGCGTACTGTGTCAGCCATCTTTATGCAGAAGCGACCTGAAACACGTTGCAAACAACGCTAGGTCGACTTGGACGAGTGTAAGGACTTGTGATTGCTGCTCCAGCCTTCAGCGAAATGTTTGCATTGCTTGGCGCCCAAATAATTTCGATGTAATCATTCGCGGCAAGCAGCAATGTGTGATCAAGCAGCAAATTATTGCTACCTGGCACTCCGCCATGACTTTCAATAACGCTGACAGCAGTAGTCGTCAATGGAACATCACCAGCACTGCCGCTGTTGTTTCTTCTTAGCCAAAAATGAGCGTCGTGAATTTGAGTGTCTGCGTTTGATAGTTGCAAATTGATTTCAAAAACATAAACCCCAGGTAGGTCGACTGTTAGACGGCTCCCGTTTTCAACACGAACTGCGTCACCGTTTGGATCGTATTGATTGAAAGTAATTTCAGTTGGAGTGTTTGCTATTGCAGTCTGATTAACGCTGCTTGAGAACTCTCCCCAATGCCCAGCAGATCCGTAGTAATGAAGCCTGTTCCAAGACAGCTTTCCATCTCCGATCTTTTCGTTGCCAGTATCGGATTCAAAGCCAATCTCGCCCGGAAGCAAAATCGGATTACGTGCTGCCCAGCTTGCGCGAGTGTCAATCTTTTGGGCAGACATGTTTACACCTTGCTCAGCAGTAATTCAGAAAAAACTCCGTCGTCAATTGCACGATTTTCACGCACGGTGTACGACGAGCCACCGACAGTAATAGAAGTGCCGCGAGAGGCGGAACTCACATCAGAAGTTTTCGCCGTAAGCAAATACTCCCGACTAAGAGCCATACCTCCCGCGATCACATCCACAGGCGAATCCAAAATGCCGACAAATTCGGGATCCGAACCGATCTGACACGTAGTGCCAAACTCGTCCGTATTCAAAAAAGCCAGCGTTTCAGAAAGCGCCATAAGGATCAGTTGCCGTACTTCTTAGAAGCAAGACCGGTCAGCGAGACGAAACCAGTGCCGGTGCCACCAGCAACAGTCACGCTTGCCTTGATGTAGCGCTTCATGTCGTTGCTGTTCACATACAGCTTCTCTTGAAGTGCAGTGTTGGCATCGGTGGTGGTGAAAGCGCCACCAGATACGTCGGTGTAAGTACCACCAGAAGTGTCAGATTCGGTCAGCTTGACGGCATAGGTGATGCCAGAGCCACCAGCGGAAGCATCAAGAACGAAAGCAATATCGCCTTCGTAATCGAGCAGATCGATGGCAGAGCCAACACCAGTCGAAGCAGCCAGTGCATTAGGACGCACGGCGAGCAGGGTGGTCTTAGACCCCAGATTGTGAAGCATTGGTCTTTCTCCGTTTGGGAGCGGGTTTAGTGGTTTGAGGCTCTTCTGCCTCGATCACAACTTCCTGAGGTAAAGGAGCAGGCATCGCCTTCCCAATGCCAATCAGCAAAAGAGCTGATTTTTGATCCGTCTCGACGAAATCGCCAATCTGGACTGGTTTTAAGTCAACAATGGTTGACTTCAGCATTTGAATTCGCATACCCGCTCCTCGTTATCAGGACAGCTTGCAGATGGACTCAGGGTGACGCACAGCCACGTCGTAGTCCTGCATGGCGACCACGCGGACGGTGCCAGAGGCAGAGCCGGTGTAGGGATCAACCATGATGTCCAGACCGCTCCAGAAGCCGATCATGATGTCGCTGAAGTTAGCGAACACCGCAGTGCTGTTCGGCATGGAGTTGGACACGTAGGCGTTGTAACCGTTGATGGTGTTGTCGCCTTCGTAAACGAAGATGCCGTTGGTGCCGGAAGCCTTCTCGGTGGTCTTCAGAGTCCCGCGCAGAGCGGAGTTCATCAGATAACCGAGGTTGCCCATCAGAGCGTTGTCGGTGCTCAGAGCAGCTTCAGCGTTCACGAAATCGGAGAACGCAGCAACGCCAGACTCGGTGTTAATGCCGGTGACGTTCAGGATGCCCAGCGGGTAAGAACCGGTGCCGGTGCCGTTCAGGGCTTGGTTCTCAACTTCAATAGCGATCTGTTGAGCCAAGTCACGACGGACGAGGTTCTCAATGTCAACGCTGGATTGAAGCAGCAGGCGACGGCTGTAATCAGTCAGCGCACCAATGGTGCGGGGCTGAAGGGTCACCTGATCGACGGTGAGCTGCGATTCGGTGATGGCACCGGATTCAGCCACGTGATAAGTGGTAGCACCACCCGACTGGCGGGGAATAGCAACCATGCCCTGCAGACCGGTCATCACGTTGGCGCCTGCAGTTTGCAGAACCAAGGACTTACGGAGCAGATCGATGAAGCTGTCGCTCATCAGATCGGTAGCGACCAGATCGCCACCACCGGATGCGGCACCAACGGTCAGGTCACGACGACCAAAGCCCAGCACATCGGCGGGGATCAGGATGCCACGAGCTTCCTTGCCGCTCTTTTCTTGAGCAGCGCGGCTGACTTCCAGCTCGAAACCGGCAGCACGTTGTGCTTCGCGGCTGTTGGGGTGAGCCAGAGCGTTGATAGCGCGAACGAAGGAGAATTCACGCTTCTCCTTATCGGACATGCCGATTTCGGCGTCCTTAGCGTTTACGGGCTTCTCTTCAACACCCATCTTTTCCAGAAGGGCAGAGCGAAGCTCTTCGAGGCTGCGGGAGTTAGAAATAAACTCCTGAGCCATTTCGACGTTCTTGGTACGTTGACCAAGGGCGACCATGTCGGCCACTTCCTTCGCCTTGGCCTGAGCGGCCTCAGCGCGGATAGCCTCAATGTTGAGGTTTTGATCCACGGTTTCTACTCCGTTGGGTTGACTTTGCACGGCTGAGGCCGTAGCAGTGCTTTCATTATGGTCGAAAGCACGTCCCAAACCAACTGAATTGTCGGCTGGGATAGTTACCAGGCTTATTTCAAAGGGCTGGTATTTGGTGGCGCGATAAGTCACTGGTGTAGTGGACTCATCGGCCTCCATCGCGTCAATCTTGTATCCAAAACTGACGTTGCGAATGATCCCATCACGGATGAGATCTTGCATCTCACGTCCAAGCTCGTTATTGGCAAGCTTCACTCGTGCATATGCACGCTTGTCTTTGATGTAAGCCTTTTGAACAACACCAACAATGCGATCAGCATCGTGTTGATAGAGCAGAGGCGCACCATCATTTAGACGCGCAAGATCCATGGATTTTGCATCCATGTTTAGTACTTCCATCCCGTAGTAACGCTCTACAGGAGCTTCACTTGCGAACGGAAATTCAAGGATGCGATCCTCATCCTGACTGCGAAATTCAACACTAAAAGCACGCTTTAGTGTTTCACCTTCCAAGAAGCGAGAATCAGAAATTTTGGTCAAGGTGCTGAATTTATGACCAACTTCGGTATCAGTTGGCTCGCCATCACGGTACAGGCGAATTAACGCAGCAGGATCATCTTCAGTTCCTTTAATAACGAATTCGCTATCAGGAACATCAATTTCGCCGTCACGGACAACTTTGATGATTTTGCCCCGTGCGCGACCGCCTGAGCTGTTCCAGCTCACCATGTCACCCACTTTCAAACCGTCAGGCTCAGCACGTTGCTCTTCTTGAGCTTCGACTTCAACCACTTCAACTTCAGGTTCTGCAACAGCAGCAGAACGTTGTTGATCGCCAGTCGGCGCAAAGCCACGTGCCTCGCGTTTCATTAGA